GTAGAACGAAAAGGCAGGATCACAGTTATTGGAACTCCCAAGGGACGCAATGAATTTTATGAAATGTACGAGAGCGCAAAAAATGATCCCAAGTGGTTCAGTCGCATGTACAAGGCATCAGAGACAGATATTCTAGATCCAGAGGAATTAGAGGAAGCAAAACGCACAATGGGTGTGGATCGTTATGATGCTGAATTTGAGTGTAGCTTTGATAGTGCGGTTGCTGGATCTTATTACGCTGTAGAAATGAAGTTGGCTAGGGATGAAGGTAGAATAACTAAGGTTCCATACGATCCAGCCATGTCCGTTGTTACCTCATGGGATTTAGGAATTGGTGACAGCACGTCGATATTCTTTGCCCAGTTTCATTCTGGTGGTGAAATCAGGGTAATAGATCATTATGAAAATAGTGGTGTAGGTTTAGACCATTACGCAAAAGTTTTGAGCGATAAAGGCTATCATTACGAGCAACACATTTTGCCACACGATGTGCAAGTGAAGGAGCTTGGTACAGGCAGAAGCAGATTAGAAGTTTTGGACGATCTGGGTGTGCGAAACATTGAAATAGCGCCAAAGCTTGCTATAGAGGATGGCATACAGCAAGTCAGAAGCATGATACCTCGATGCTGGTTTGATGAGGAAAAGTGCGAAAGAGGAATAGAAGCATTACGGCAATATCGCAGAGATTTCGATGAAAAAAACAAAACTTGGCGAGGCCGTCCACTTCACGATTGGACTTCACATAGCGCAGATAGCTTTAGATATTTAGCGATTGGTTACAGGCGTCAAGATAATTGGGGAGAGCCCATAAGAAGGAATTTGCGTGGCATTGCATAATGTGCTAGGGTGGCGGTAATTATTCGGAGATTTTACGAATGGCTGCTAAAAGCAAAAAATCAAAATCCAAAAAAACTAGTGGTCCCAAACCGAAAAACCCTGCGTTGTATGCTAGGGTAAAAGCGGAGGGTAAACGAAAATTCAAGGCATGGCCCAGCGCATATGGTTCAGCATGGTTAGTGCGTGAATACAAAAAGCGTGGCGGTACGTATGCCTAAACGGGGTGGTGGCTTAACAAAATGGTTCAAGGAAGATTGGCGCGATGTTAAGACAGGCAAGAAATGTGGACGAAGCGGAAAAAAAGATAAAGGGCGTCCTTATCCTGCATGTAGGCCAGCGAGCCAAGCAAAGTCTGCAAAGGCAAAGCGGATGGCTAAAAAGAAAACTGGACCAGCTAGGATCAGTTGGAAATCAAAAAGGAAAAAATAATGGCTAAAGGTGTTAAACACTATTTAAGAGATGGTACGGTGCATAATGGACCCATGCATAAAATGGCAAACGGTATGCTCCATACTGGTAAAACTCACACAGCATCAAGTAAACGGTTGTATCATTTTGGTGAGTTGAGTGCTACAGCCAAGAAAAAAGCGCGAAGGAGATCATAATGTATGGACATACAAAAAAAGGTGGTAAGAAAAAAAAGGGTAAGAAAAAGAAATGAAATTTTTGGACAACCTTTTCAAAAAGCCTGAAAAAGATAGACAGGCTGCATACAAGCCATCAAGCCCACAAACTAAAGCTGTTCAAAACAAAGGTGGCAGCAGTAAAAGCTCTCGTAGAGATATAGAGTTTGCAAAAGGTGGTCCGAGCAAAGAACAGCGCAAAAGAATATTAGCCAGCCAGAACGACAACAGGTTTGGCTATTATGACATGAACACTGGTAAATATATACCAGCATTTATTGACATGTTCGACGGTGGTGGCATGAACACGTCTGGGGAGTTTTTTGAGGGTGCAGGGCTTTACAGCGCAGCGCTCAATGCGGCTGGAGTGGCTCCGTATGGATTTAATCGTCCACGGACTTTTGCTCAAGCTGGGATGGAAAATCGTCCAGAACTACCCAGAGCCACCAATGTGCCAACTCAAGAGCCACCAAGAAACTTCAGTAATATGAGATCTGGCATGGACCCATCAAATGCGTATGTTCCAACTACTCCAAGAGTTGGAATGGTTGAACTACCACCAGCAAATTTAGATCCAGTAGATGCAAACATGGGTGTTGGAAATATGCGCCGTGGATTAATGGAAGTGCCAAGCCCCTACGGACCGATTTCTTTGCAGGGAAATGTAATGTCAACAACAGATGATCCAGCAATAATGATTGCAATGCTTCGTGAGGAAATGAGGCGCAGACAAAATGCACCACCTACTTTGATGGGCGCATAATGCCAGAAAAGAAAAAAGATAGTCGATTAAAACGGGCTGGTGTTAGTGGTTACAACAAACCCAAGCGCACACCAAATCACCCTACAAAATCACACATCGTTGTTGCCAAGGAAGGTGACAAAATCAAGACTATCAGGTTTGGTCAGCAAGGCAAAACTGGCGATAAAACCATGACTAAACGTGCAAAATCATTTAAGGCACGACACGCCAAAAACATCAAAAAGGGCAAAATGTCAGCGGCATATTGGGCCAACAAGGTTAAGTGGTAATGGCAATCAGAGACTTCTTTTCACGTGAAGCTGGGCAACGTCGTAGACAATTTTTAACAGAATTAATTGACGATAATGTTGAACAATTCATACCGCCAAACTTACGGGCTCTGGCTGGTTTTGTTACAGAAGCAAACCCAATACGTGGTATGGGAAATGCAATTCAGTCAAGTAGGGTTGTTTTTGATCCAGAGCAAACCAGAGAGGCTAGACTTCGTGCAGCGGCTGACATGGGTATGGAGATGGCTTTTGCGGTTTCCCCAGCGGTACTCGCCAGAATGGGATACCTGACACCAGTAGCAGGAGCTATGGAAAGTTTGCTTGGTGGATCTCCAACCACTGAGGCAATCAAAGAGCAAGCTGGCAGAACAGCGGCTGATGCTACAGGTATTGCAAGAAGTGTTGCGTCGGGTGATACCGAAATGCTTGGAGAAATATTTCAACGTGGCGCTGACGAAGCAAAACCTCTAAGTGCATCTGTGCCGTCGGATCAGTTTCCTCTAGTTATGGATTATGAGGATATTGAAGTTGTTGACCCAATGGATTTGGTTGGGGCCACGTTTACTCCTACGCCAGCGGATTTGTTATCGGCTGGTACAAAAGCTACGGGAACTACAGCGGCTGGCAATACTAGACAAACACAAAGGCAAGGCGGTATTTTATTTCCGTTGCAAAACCCATATTATGATGCAGATGTTGGTTGGCTGGTTGACGCCAAAGGAAAAGCCACAACTAAACTTGGAAAAGACGCAGATATTATTGGCGTTACTGCAATGAGCCAAGTAGCTCACCAATCAAACAGAAGTACGGCAGACGAATATTTAGGCGAGTTGGAAGCTTTTGTTCGGGATGGAAGAATTAGTCCAGAAAACATAAAAGCCATAAATAAAGAAATCAGAGATTACGGGGAAAAAACAACTCAACCAGAGCTCAAACGATTAAAAGATTTTGTAGGGTTTGATAGCCCTAATTTTGATGCTTACATGCAAGCTATTGGATTTGACGCAAGGGCAGCAATATCAAAGCAAATGTCAGCGCCAAAAATGGAAAAATACGGTGTTCCTAATTTTCAAAAAGTTTTGGATAGCAATATAGAGCAAAGATTTATTGGACAAAATCAAGGCGACAGTATTTTGTTTTTTAAGCCCGACAGGAAAAGAGGCATAATAGATTTAGAAGCTGAAGGGCTACCGCCACATTTGTCATACCGTCATGGTTTTGGCAGAGAAGGTGAGCTTTTCAGAATGAAAATGCCTGTACGAAGAGGATTAATGTATCCAACTTTTGAGGCAGAATACGCAACCAGACCATCAATGTTGACGCCAAGCGGTCAGGTAAATGAGGCTAATGTTGCTTATGCTTTTGGCAGAGCATTGCCTACAGAAAAAATGACAGTGGACCAAGCTAGAAATATTCAAGAAGCTACTGACTTGGAAATGCTGCAAAACCCAACACAAGCTAGAATGATTGAAAGCGCTCTAAATGGTCAGTGGTCAACATCATTAACAGCTAAAAAAGATGGTGGTGTCTCTCCAACCGATTACGAGAGAGCCTTGAGAAGAAATCCATCCTTTCCATCATTAGAGCCATATACAGCGGCTGACATAACGGCTGGTAAGAAATCAGGTGATTTGGTTACACAACAGCTAGGTGGCGGTGATATTTACTTTAGTTTAAAGAAAAATCCTGATTATACGTGGATGAACGACGGCAAACCAATTCCAGAGCTTGGGCCCAATGAGGTTGATTTGGTGGGTGTAATTAACAATGAAAGAGGCGCAAAGGGCATTGCTGGGCCATCTATACTAGGAAAAGCCATAGAAGACGGGGCTACAGTGCTAAATGCGTTTGCAGTGCCCTCAAAAGCACACCCAGACGGTTTTTTAAATAATTTGTACGGTGGGTATGGATTTGAAGAGATAAAACGTGTACCATTCAGCAAAGAATTTTATATTGAAGATCGTGGGCAAAAAGCTTACGACGATTTACTACGCCAATGGCGGTCTGAGGGCTGGGACGAAAGTCAAGGTTTTCCAGACGTTGTTTTGATGAAATGGAAGGGAACAGATGAGCAACGAAGAAATGCAAGTCAACGAGTTTTCGAAAAAGGTTTCGAAGGCTTTGGGTCAGGAACAACTAGAGGCGTTGTCGCCAAGGCAAGAGGTACATCTAGACAAGGCGCTGGATCGTCTGATGGACAGAAAGCCTCTGGACAAAATAACCGACGAGGAAATACAGGGACTGTACAGTCTGGTGGTGGATCACCTATCTCCAGCCGCCTACGAGGTGCGTTAGACGAGTATGAAAACTTGACGTCCCTTCAAAGAAGAAATTTAGGTTTATTAAGTGACAGGGGCAGATAGATGGCACTAACTACATATAACGATCTCAAAGCATCTATAGCAGATACATTAAATCGGGATGATTTAACCAATCAAATACCAGATTTTATTAAGCTAGGAGAAAGTCAATTAATTAGGGATATTCGTCACTGGCGCATGGAAGATAGGGTTGTTGCTACAGTGAATAGCCAGTACACTGCTTTACCTACTAATTTTATCGAACCAATACGTCTTACTATACCTGCGCCAGAAACACATACGCTGGAATTAGTAAGCCCTATGGAAGTTGCTAAGCTTCGGGAAGGTGCCAACGACACAACAGGCAGGCCACAACAATATGCTGTTGTCGATGGTGCTTTTGAGGTTTTCCCAAAGCCAGACGCAGATTATACTGTAGAATTAGTTTACTATGAAGAGATACCAGACCTAGCAACAAACAACACAAACTGGGTATTAACTTATTTTCCCAATAGTATTTTTTACGGTTCTTTGCTTCATTCCGCACCATTTTTACAGGAAGATGCAAGGGTGCAAGTGTGGAACGCATTGTATCAACAAGCGATTTCTGCTATAAATCTAGAAGGAGAGGCCGCTAGATCGTCTGGTTCTGGTCGTGCCATCAAAATAAGGAGCTATTAAATGGCAAGTTTTACTAAAGTTAATGACTTTGTGGTCAACCTAGCTAACGCTATGGACTTGGACAGCGACACGCTAAAAGTTGCACTTTGCAATACAGACCCAACATCTGGAACAAGTGTCGTGACGGACGGAAACGGTATTTTAGCAAATGTGACAGAAATAAGTTATACAAACTTATCTGCAAGAACACTTCAAAATGTAACAAGCACTCAGACAAGTGGAACTTACAAATTATCGGCTGATGATTTAGTTTTAACTGCTTCTGGTGGTTCGGTAGCACCTTTTAGGTACGTTGTGATTTATAATGACACGCCAACATCACCAGCAGACCCGATTGTTGGGTATTACGATTATGGTTCTGCGCTTACTTTAAATGATGGTGATACATTTACAATAGATATTGGCGCAAACGGTATCTTAACGCTTACGTAGTAGGAGAGCATCATGGCAAAGTTATTCAATAGAGCCAAGATGAACACCTCCACTACTGGTAGCGGAACCGTTACATTAGGAACGGCTGAAGCAGGGTTTCAAACTTTTGCTGATGCTGGTGTTTCTGACAACGATGTGGTTCAGTACGTAATTGAAGAGGGTTCTAATTGGGAAATAGGTACTGGAACCTACGGAGCTAGTGGAACAACATTAACCAGAACCCCAAGCGAAAGCAGTGGAGGCGGTAGCGCAATTACGTTAAGTGGTGGCGCAAAAGTTTCTATCACCGTAATAGCAGACGATTTTAAAAGGCTACAGTTAGCAGGGTCAACAAAGGCTGAAGCTGTTTCGGGTGGCTTAAGTGTTACTGGCAACATTACGGTAACAGGAACGGTTGATGGTAAAGATGTTGCTAATGATTTTGTTGAAAAATCAGGATCGACAATGACAGGCGCAATGCGTCACGATCAAGATAGTGCATCTGCATCTGGTGGCACTTTAACGCTTGATTTATCTGCGTCTAATAACTTCCATGTGACTATATCGGCGGCAACTACATTTGCATTTAGTAACAAAGATGCAGGTCGTTTTGGGAATATTATTATACAGCAAAATGGAACAGGTGGTTATAGCTTTACGCTTCCATCAGAGTGTAAAACGCCAGTAAATGGAGCGTCTATCGTACAATCTACTGGTGCTAATGAGGTTTCGATACTTGCCTACTATGTTTTGGATAGCTCAAACATTTTAGTGAATTATATCGGTGACTTTGCATGAGCATTGGTTTTTTAGCCAGTAAAAAAGAATTTACAACTTCGTTTACCACGACGTTTGATACAACATTTTCTACATCAGCGTCTACCACAACCACTTTTTCTACGTCTAAATCTACAACCACTACTTTTAGCACATCTCACTCAACGACTACTACCTATTCAACGTCACATTCTACGACAACGACTTTTAGCACGTCCAGAACCACATATTATACCACAACGTATTCAACTAATAATGCTTATGGTGCTTATCAATATAATACAAGCACTCTTTATGTATGGATACATCAATCAAATGGTGTTCAAAATAATGTGTGGTGGAATAACAGTGTTGTTGCACACTCTGGGTCTATGAATAATACGTCATATCTTTCTAATTATGGTGGGTATGACTATCAAATTGGATCATTACAGTACAATGGCGGCTCTACTCTTTGGTATTCGTTAAGAAGAAGAGTATCGGGCGGTTATAACACTTCGCGTTCAACATCCAGAACAACTTATTTTAATACTTCGCGTTCTACAACAACATCTTATAATACTTCGCGCTCTACAACCACAACTTATAATACCTCTAGGTCAACGACTACGACATTTAATACATCGAAATCTACTACCACTACCTTTAATACAACTAGGTCTACAAGCACCACAACATCAAGGACAACATCGTTTTATGCGTGATGTAAATTTAGCAATAGACAGTGCGGTTTGTAAATCGCTGCGTGGAAATGCAAACTCCATGATAGATTTTAAAGATGGAAAATTTGCTAACAAAAAAGATGTGGCAGTTTTAAATGAAAAATATTGGCCGCTTTTCGAAGTTGAGTTGTATGTTATAGAAACAGCCAAAAAACATAATATACAGTTATCTTTTGATGTAACTGCTAAAGAAGATTTATATTTTAAAACTATAAATTACACGACTTATGCAGGGTTTTTTATTTTACATCCTTTGTGCTTTGAGCAATCAATGCGGCAAATGACGGACGCTTATGCAGATAATTGTAAAATTAAAAACGATGGTCATATTGGCTATGTTAAGAAGTCTATTAATAACAACAAAAATTTTTCTAAGTATAATTTTGTACAAACAAAAAACGAAAAGCCAAAAGATGTTTTAGTCGTTTTAACTGGTGGCAATAAACTGAAAAAACATTCATGTGTCGGTAAACTTAAATCTATTATTGAAAAGCATGGAAAAGAAAATGTGTTGTTTAAAAAACATCCTATATCTGAAAATGATATTTATGAAGAGCTAAGTGAATTTCTTGGTGGTATTAATTATGCAAGTGGTCACAGCAATCTTCACGACTTAATGATTTCGGCAAATCATATTTATACTACTATGATGAGCGAAAGCGCATTGATTGCATATGTGTTGAAAAAAAATGTTGATCATTATGATTTATGGCAAAACCGTGACACAACATCTTTTGGACACATAAATCACTTTTTATTTTCTTCGTCTGATCCTTTGCTTTGGGCTAATCAATGCTTTGCCTCAAGTAAAAGCGGAGTAATACATCCAGAAATAGATGATAATTGGCAAAAAAAAGTTGATGAATATTTTGAATATATAATAAAATTACGTTCGTTTTTTGATGGCGCATATTTTATGGAGAATTAGTAATGAACATTACATCTATTAGAAAAGCTGTTTTACATCGCGCTGTAGGTGGTGCTTATTATGATTGTGTTATTGATGGTGAAGATGTTGGCGTGTGGGCTGATGAAAATGACGAAACATATCAAAAAGTAAAAGAAAAAATTGGTGATGGTGATGTGTGGCCTACTTAATTTTTATGAAGGAGTGAAAAAATGTTAGGCTTTTCGGCATTAGGAAAAACAGCACTAGGCGCACCCTCTCCTAACGAAGCTTATTCTCTGCAAGTAACTACTGGCACATTTACCCTTTCAATGCAGGGTGCAGCTAAATTAATTACTGATATATATCCGTCAGGTACGTTTGCATTAAATGGTCGGGCTGTTGGTTTAAGTGCTGGTCGCCCATCTAATTTCAGCGCAGGGTCGTTTACCCTCACTGGTCAGGATATTACTTTAGACCAAAACTTTGGTCTAATTATAGATAGCGTTTATAACAGTGCAACATTTGCTTTAACTGGTCAAAATGTTGTTTTTGACACTGGTTTTGGAGCAGTAATTAATAACGGGTCGTTTTCGCTTAGCGGTCAAAGTATTAATTTTAAAATAGACATGAATATAGCGGCTGACAGAGGAGCTTTTACTTTAACAGGTCAGGACGCTCTTAAAGGTGTTGCAGAGGCTTTTGCTGTTGGAACTTTTGCTTATACTGGTCAAGATGCAACACTTTTCGTGGGTAGATTTTTAAGACCAGTAAGCGGTGAATACAATTATACATTTCAAAATTTTACAACAAGAGGCTGGTTTAGCCCAACAGTACCACCAGCAATATGGACGGATGCAGCTTAACGTGCTACTTTCGCGTAAATAGGAGAAAAATATGGCTATTACGATTACCAAACCAACAATAGGCGGTAGTGAAGGAACTTGGGGCGCAACTATCAATACGGCTCTTGATACTATAGTAGATGCAGCTAATGGAACGTCAGGAACGATAGCGCCAGATTTAACAACATTAACTATTAATGGCACTGATGTTACCTCAACGGCGACAGAGTTAAATATATTAGATGGAGTGACATCTACTTCTGCTGAATTAAATTTATTAGACGGGTCAACAGCTAACACAGTAGTTAACAGCAAGGCTGTTGTTTACGGTTCGGCAGGAGAGGTTCAAGCGACAACTGTTGATTTAGGCGACTGGACAATAACCCAATCTGGTTCTGATCTAAAATTTGCATATCAAGGGACTGATAGATTTAAATTAAGCTCTTCAGGGGCTTTAACTGTAGAAAATGATGTAACAGCGTTTGGCAGTGCATAATGGCTTTAGCAACTTCAGGACCGTTAAGTTTAAATGATATTCATGTAGAAGCTGGCGGTTCTACTGGAACTATATGTTCTTTTCAGGATACTGATATAAGAGGCTTAACTCCTGCCGATGGAAAAACTATTAATAGTACGTTAGGAACGCCGATAGATATTAGTGATTTTTACGGCGCTTCTAGCTCTGTTGATTTAACCTCTGGTGGAACAGTAAACGGCCAAGCTCAAAGACAAGAAATAACTGCATCTGATTACATTTCTTCAGGTGGTACGCTTGTAATACCTTCTAATATGTGGGTGTGGTCGGATAGCACATCAACGGCTGCTTTAACTATAGACATACCATGCACTATTCAAAATAATGGTAAAATTATCGGTAAAGGTGGCGCAGGTGGTTACGGAGCCAGCGCAGGTGGTGGCTATAACTCAAATAGCGGTAATGGTGGAGATGGCGGTCCAGCCATCAAAATTAATTCAAGTGTAAGCGGTGTAACCATTACCAACGCATCTGGCGCATTTATAGCTGGTGGCGGCGGTGGTGGAGGATCATCTAACATTGAGCCTTCAAATACCTATTCAGGCGGTGGCGGCGGTGCTGGTGGTGGTGCTGGTGGTGCTGGCGGCGGTGTTTCTTTTAATGCAGGTGGCGCAGGTGGCGCAATAAACGCAAAAGGATCAAATGCTGTCAGTGGAGGTACTACAGGCGGTGAAGGTGGCGACGCAGGTGGTTCAGGTATTATTGATGGCGTGGAAGATCAACAATCTATGGGGGGTGGCGGCGGTGGCCGAATTTTGGCTGGTTCGGCTGCAACAGGTTCAGGTGTAAGTCAGAACCCTCAATTTTACCCTGATGGCGGTGGCGCTGGAAATGCAGGGGAAGATGGATTTAGTAACACCGATTACTTCGGCGCATCAGGCGGTGGCGGCGGCTGGGGAGCGGCAGGGGGTGACGGGTATCGCGCTGTGCTTGGGCTTGGAGGCTCAAATGGTGGTGCAGGTGGTAAGGCTATTGAAGATAGCGGAAATTCATACACTTTAAGTAATAGCGGAACTATTTACGGAGCAACAACGTAATGCCATTAGTACCATTAAATTTAAAAGCAGGTTTTTACAGAAACGGTACAGAACTTGACGCTTCAAACAGATGGCGCGATGGTAGTTTAGTTAGATGGCGTGATGGTTCATTACGGCCTATTGGTGGGTGGCAAAATTTTAAAAAAGGGTTTTGTGCTAATCCAGTTAGAGGCGCACATGCTTGGGAAAGCAATAATGGAGATGCATATTTTGCAGGTGGTAGTCATAACGAATTAACTGCAATGCTTGGCTCAGGAACGGTTTATGATATTACACCAACCTCAATGACTACTGGAAGGGAAGACGCTGGTCTTAACTTAGGTTTTGGCGGTGGGTTTTATGGTACTGGATATTTTGGCACACAAAGACCTGCTACTGGAACATACTCAGAGGCTACATCTTGGTCACTTGATAACTTTGGTCAATACTTAGTTGGTGTACATTACGACACTGGTACACTAGTTGAATGGCAACTTGGTTCTAGTGCTGTAGCTGTGCCAGTAGCAAATGCGCCAACTAATAATCTTGGATTAGTCGTGACTGAAGAGCGTTTTGTTTTTCTTTTAGGGGCTGGTGGAAATCCCCGTAGAGTGGCTTTTTCAGATAAAGAAAATAACACAATTTGGACACCAGCGGCAACGAATGAAGCTGGAGACATCGATCTGCAAACAAGTGGTCAGATTATGCAGGGTATTAAAACAAGAGGACAGACACTGATAATAACTGACACTGACGCATTCTCAGCAAAATACATTGGCCCACCATACGTTTATGGTTTTGATCGTGTTGGTACTTCGTGCGGTGCAGTTTCTAGAATGAGTGCAGTAGACACAGATGTCGGTGCTTTTTGGATGGGTCAAAATGGATTTTTTACTTTTGATGGTAATAGTGTTCGTGAGCTTCCATGTGAGGTTCACGATTATGTTTTTGACGATATAAACGTAAACCAACAATCTAAAATATGGGGATTTAGTAATACAGAATTTAGTGAGGTCTGGTGGTTTTATCCGTCTGCAAATAGCTTGGAAATAGACAGATATGTTGCAGTCGATTTATTAGAAAATCACTGGCTTATTGGCAATTTGTCTAGGACATCTGGTGTTTCTAGGGGTGTTTTTAGAACACCGATAATGTGTGGTGAAAATTCTGAAAGCATAACTTATACTGTAACAGTCGTAGGTGGCAACCCTGCTAATCACCCCCAATATAACGTAGGTTCATCTAACAAGTATGCAATAAATGGCTCTACAGCTACAGATGACGTTGCTCTCACTTTTATCAAAGGCAATATATACCGATTTGACCAGAGTGATGCTAGCAATCTTAATCACCCCTTTAATTTTTCCACAACGGCAAATGGCACGCATAACGGTGGTTCTGTATATAACACAAATGTCGTTTCTGTTGGTTCGGCTGGTTCGGCTGGTTCGTATGTGGAAATAACAGTTACAGATAGTACACCGTCTAACTTGTTTTATTATTGTTCAAACCATAATGCAATGGGATGGAATATTTCTGTTATAGAACCAGTAAAAGTTTTTAACCATGAACAAGGTCTAAATTATGATAGTGGCGCAATTTTTTGTGAAACTGGGCCTATATCGATTGGTAATGGAGATCAGGTGGCAAAAGTAACTGAAGTCATACCCGATGAACTTACTCAGGGTGATGTGGATCTTAAATTTAAAACAAGATTTTACCCAAACGCAACTGAAACAACGCATGGCCCATTTAATCCAAGCAATCCAACGTCACTGCGATTTACTGGTCGACAATTGCGAATGAGGGTTGAAGGGGATCAAGCTGCAAAATGGCGTGTAGGAACAATGCGACTTGAAACAAAAGCTGGGGGGCGAAGATAATGCCAGTTACACCACCAGTTATAGGCATAGACATACGGCAATGGGGCAGAGAGCTTAATTTGTTTCTAAGTAGAAATTTAGGTAAGTTGTTTTTTAAACAGTCCGATGATGTTCCAGCCGACAACGGTATTTTTCTGTGGGATGAAGAAAGAAACTATCCAGTAGTTTCTGCGCAAAATGAATTTAAACAGGTGGCTATGAAGCAAACCACCCCTAGCTCAAGTGTTGGTGCGGCTGGCGACGGGGCTGGCATGATAGCTTGGGATGCTAATTATATTTACATTTGCACCGCTGCATATGATGGTTCAACAGCAATTTGGAAGAGGGTAGCACTGTCTACATACTAGATGCCTAAAGATACAATATTATCAGATGATTTGCAAAAATGCCGCCCTTGGATAGAGGCGGCTTTAGAGTATACAGGCGGCACACATGCGTGGGAAGATGTGGTTAACAGCATTGGTACGGGTCAAATGCAGCTATGGGCGGCTGACAGGGGGTGTATTGTTACCGAAATTGTGATATATCCTAGAAAGAAGGTACTAAATATTTTTTTAGCTGGCGGTGATTTAGACCAAATATTAGATATGGATAACGATGTAAAAAGATGGGCAGAACATCACGGATGTACGGCGGCTACAATGATGGGGCGCATGGGATGGAAAAAACCGTTAGCAGCATTGGACTGGAAGCTGCAACACGGATGTTTTTTAAAGGAGTTTAACGATGGCTAAAGGTGGCAGAGAAAGTACAGATCAAACATTGCCAAAATTTTTTGAAACCGCTCTTCAACAGGGAGTGGGCATGGGCACAGATTTGGCAGCTATGCCTTATGCAGAATATCGAGGCCCAGACGTTGCTGCATTTACACCAATGCAAGACGCAGCATTTCAAAACACACAAGACGCAGCAATGGCTTTTGGCTTAAACTCAGGGGCAGGATCTTATATGCCCACACCCGTCCAAGATGGCGGCGCTATAGGTTATTCTTCAGCGCCACTATTTGATGCGGCTAGAGAAAACTTAGCAGAATTTTCCCCAGCAACGGCTGAATTTATACCGAGCTTTGGAATAGATCCAGTTACTGGCGTAATGGGTAGTAGAGCCCCAGAAAGTCAGCCAGTAGCATTAGAAATGCAATCAAGAGGAAGAAGGGGTAAGTAATATGGCTGGCGGCGCAAATCCTGCAATGGTTCAACCAGTAATGAACCCATATCAACGAGCATCGAGCGCAAATATGCAAGCGTTCAATACGTACTCAAATCCAGCGGCGGCGGCTGCAAACATGATGAACCCATATCAACAACAGGTGGTTGATGCTACAATTCGTGATGTAGGAAGTGCAGCACAAATGGGCTTAAACCAAATAGGAGCCCAAGCACAATCTGCTGGAGCTTACGGTGGTTCTAGGCAAGGTATAGCAGAGGCTGAAGCTCTTAAGGGATTTAATCAGCAAGCTTTAGATCAGGTATCTAGATTAAATCAGCAAGGTTATCAGCAATCAATTAACAATGCCTTCAACGCAGCACAAGGATTGCAAAATGTTGGAAATCAAGCTTTTGGAATGGGCAATACTTTAGTTGACAGGCAAATGCAGCAAGGGCAAATGCAACAAGCAGCTATGCAGAACTTGATTAACGCTGGCAAGCAGCAATTCGCAGGATTTACTGGGCAACCTCAACAAAATCTAAATGCTCTGTTATCGACAATCTCAGCGCAACCTAATTTAACTGGCGAAACTAAGAGCTTCCAGCCTGGATTGTTTAACTATCTACAGTTTGCGGCTGGTCTAGCCTAAGATGCACACTCGCGCACACATAATGCAGATGGCTCGTGAGGTGGCGCGACGAGAAGGTATTGATCCAAACCTATTTATCTCTCTCATTCAACAAGAGAGCAATTTTGATCCAATGGCAGTGAGCTCAAAAGGAGCTATTGGATTAACTCAATTAATGCCGAGTACAGCAAAAGAGCTTGGTGTTGATCCAAACAATATGATGCAAAATTTAACAGGTGGGGCTAGATATTTAAAACAACAGTTGGGAGCGTTTCCAAGTTTAGATTTAGCTTTAGCTGCATACAATGCAGGACCGAGTAGAGTTAGAGAGCTTGGAGCAGTACCTGACATACCAGAAACGCAAAATTTTGTGAGAAGTGTTTTATCACGTGTGCCAGATGCAAACACAGTGATGCCCTTGAATGCAACAAGTTTACTATCTCAAGACCAACCTGACGGGAATAAGCCAATGCGACAAAACTATAATTTTTTAGATTATCTTATGGGCAACGCACGTCCCCAGCCAAACAATACAACTCCAAGAATGTCCCCGTTACGAAGGGCTGGAATAGCGGCTGATGCTTTAGTTTTGCGTGGCTACGGAACGGGTCAACAGCTTCGTGAGCAAGGAATGGAACAGTTAGCACTAGCTGAACGGCAAAACCAGAGAGAAAGCACCATACAAATGTTTAGGCAACGTGCAGCGGCTGGCGATCAAGTTGCAGCGCAATTACTGCAAGCTTTAGAAGCTAATACTATAGATGTAGCTTCGGCATCCAAGTTTTACTTTAATCAAATGTTCAAAAAACCAGATGATGGCACGTCATTAATGCAAAACTACAATTTTGCTAAGACACAACTTGGAATGGGTGAGGAAGAAGCAATTGCGTTTGCTAAGTCTGGTACTGGTGGAAACATAAATATGACCACAGTTGCAGAAGCAGATCAAAAATATAATGAAAAGTTTTTTGAAGGTTTGGCAAAAAGTCATGGCGCTATTCGGGAAGCAAGTACCCAACAATTGGCGTTGGGGTCTGATTTAGCTGCGTTGAAGCAGCTTTATATGGTAGCTCCAAGTGGTCCAATCAGAGGACGATTGGCTGAAATATTCCCAGAAGCAAATGACGCATCAGCGGCTATTATGTCTATAAGAAACAGACTAGCTCCTAACTTCAGAGCTACAGGATCTGGTGCTACATCAGACATGGAATTTAACGCTTACATGAACAGTATGGGTAATTTGAAAAACAGCCCAGAAGCAAACGCATTAGTATTAGACATGATGATTATCAAGTCAGAAATGGCTCAAAGAAAACTGGCTGTGTTAAATAGTTTTGATCCAAATACAGAGGGCGGTGCATTGCAAATCCAAAGAGAACTTGATGCGATAGAGCAAGAAATGTGGTTGAGCAATCCAATCAGACAACGGGTAGAAGCATTTATTGCTAATGCACCAGCTTTGGGATCTGAGGATACAGAACAAATTGAGTTAAATGGAATTACCTTTACTTTTGGATAGGGCAGTAACATGAGCGAAAATATCAGAATAGACGGAACGACGATCCATATCGAAGGGCTACCGCCTATACAGATAACTGATAATCTCGAAGCTTGGAACGCAATGTCGAACCAAGAAAAGGCTAGTTATGTTTCTCAGCTTGTTCAAATGCTAAAGCCAACACAAAAAGCAAGGGCCGCTGCCCAAGGTGCTACGTTCGGTTTTAGTGACGAAATGATTGCCGCTGCAACAAATCCATTGTCGGCTTTATCGGCTGCAATGGGTGGAGAGGGCGAAGAATACTACGATAGGTTAGCAAGCGAACGGCAAAAGCTAGAGCAATACAGGCAGCAATATCCAACACAAAGTTTACTATTTGAAGGTGGTGGTGCGGTTGCCTCTGGTTTAGCAACACTTCCATTTACAGGCGGTGGTAGTACAGCCGCGACAGGTACTCAACTCGCTAGGCTTGGTAGGGCTATCAAGCACGGTGCAAAAGTAGGCGCAGTTGAGGGCGGTGTGTATGGGTTTGGGCAAGCAGAGGGCGGTCTTGGTGACCGTCTTAGGGGTTCTGCTATTGGAACCGCATTCGGAGCTACATTTGGAGTTGCCGCTGAACCAGCAATGGCTCTTGCAGGAATGACATCTAGAAATGTTACGAAACTAGCTAAAAAAATGTTTGGTAACAAAGGGGGCGAGGCTGTTGAAGCTACAATCCAACAATTGGCTGAAGCTACTGGATTGTCGAACGATGCTATTGTCAAAGGTGTAGCCGATGGAAGTATCATGGCTGAAAATGAAACCCTTATGATGACAGTAAGAGCACTGATGTCTAAAGGTGGTCCAGCGGAAGCAGCGGTACGAGAAGTATTTGACGAAACGCCAGAAAGTCTACGGTCTGGTGTGGTTAAGAGGCCACAACAAAAACGAAACGAAATGAAAGAAGCCGTAGAAAGCAAGTTAGCTCGTAACAATGAACTAACTGAAAAAAATCCACTCGTAGTTGAGGCCGATTTTGACAAAGCTGTTAAAAAGGCAGAGCAAGATGATTACGCAAAAATTGAGGGCTATAAAACTACAGTAGTACCTCTTGAAATTAACCGTCCTATTATAGAGGCGATATACGATTTCCCTGATATAGCTACTGAATTAGAAAAAGTTATTCTATCAAGATCCAGAGGTGAGCCGTTTATACAAAAGACAAAAGGCGCTGACGGTAGGACTGTAGTTTCTCTGAAAAGAAGTTTGACGCTACAAGAAGCTGAAGAAGCACGTAGATGGTTTAGAGATACAGGCAGAAGTTTTAATACAGGGGATGCTAGAAAAACCAGATACAATGAATATAGGCAGCAATTAGAGGCTCCATTATTTAATTTTTCAGATGAACTACGAGAAGCCAATACAAAAGCAGCCAAAACGAGACAGGCTCAAAGATTATTTAAAGAAGGTCAGAACGCCTTTAACAAAAGCTCTGATGAAATAGAAGTTTTATTGCGAGAGCACATGGGTGATGATCAGATGATGAAATCATTTCGCGCTGGTGCATTAGCCCAATTTAGAAAGAAAATGGAAGCAAGGGGCGCTGGTAGTTTTGCCAAATCTATAGCTAATCCACAGACGAAAGAAGCAAAAATTATGGAGCTTATTTTTAGCAAAGATGAGCTAGATGAATTGTTTCCCAAGATTTCCCAAGCTGCCCAAACCCAAGAAGCGGCAGGAAGAATTATTGCTGGCCCGACTACGGCTCTGACTGAGGCGGCTGGTGAAAATTTAGGTAAACAAGTAAACGCAGGAGATGTTGCTGGTGTGCTATCTACACCGTTTAATCCCATACAAGGCGCAGCTTCCGCTGTGAATATTGGGACAAAACTAGCATCACAACTCAGACCAGATTTATCCCCTCAACAAAGACTAAGGGTAGTGGAAATTTTACTTTCTGAAAATCCTGATGTTGTTCAAAATGCTTTAGTTGATGAGGCTGGCATAAAAAGGTTCCAGCAAGCACTTGATGCTATTTTATTTAGCGGTGTAGCTGGCGCTAGAAGAGTGCCGACACAAATGTTTACAACAGATGATGTGACTAGCGGCGTTGCGACGCGAGGTCGAGGATTATTGGCTGGTCCATAGGAGAAATAAATGCAGTTAGAACCATTAGATAAAGACGAGATTGAAAGCATTGTTTCCAAAGCGATACAAGATGCAGTGGATTTTATTCAAGAAGAGATAGAACCTCAAAGAACAAAAGCTCAACGCTATTATGACCTAGAATGTGATCTCGGTTTTGAGGAAGGTCGAAGCAGCGTTGTTTCAAGTAAATGTCGTGAGGTTGTTCGTGGCATCAAGCCATCATTGCAAAGAGTGTTTTTGCAAAATGATAAGCCAGTAGAATTTATTCCACGTGGTCAGGAAGATGTTCCAACGGCTGAACAGGCGACACAGTTTATCAATTACAAGTTTGGTCAACTAGACGGATACAAGTTAATTAGCGATGTTTTCCAAGATGCTTTAGTCAAAAAAACTGGTATAGCTTACTGCTATTACAACGAAGAAATGAAACAGGAAACGCACACATTGCGAAACCTGTCAGATGATGAGTTTGCTTTGGTTACTCAGGGTGATGATGTGGAAATCATCGAACACGAAGAAACAATGGCTATGGTTGTTGATGAAAATGGTGTTGACGTAGAACTTCCTGTTCACGATGTAACGGTTGCTAAAAATTATGAGGATGGCGACATTTGCATAGAGAGCATTCCACCAGAGGATTTTTTCGTAGACAGAAACGCTAGATCAATCGAAGATTATTACGTGTGTGGTCATAGCACAGAAATGCGTATTTCAGATTTATTGGCAATGGGCTTTGACTTGGATGACTTAGCAGACATTGATAAAACCGAATATTCTGTAACAGATGATGAGGCTGAGTTTGAGCGCCGTGGTTATTCTGTAGCCGATGCAGAGGATGAGAACCCAAGCGCATCATCTACGAAAGTTACTGTCACACAAGCTTTTATGGAATTAGATGTACAGGGGACAGGCGTTCCCCAGCTTTATCAATTTCTTTGTGTAGGAGCGATGTATAAGCTTCTAAATTTTTACGAAGCAGACACCGCTCCGTATGCAATTTTTGAGATAGATCCAGAGCCCCACGCATTTTTTGGCACAAGCTTGGTAGACTTAACAATAACAGACCAAGATGCATCTACTTCTATGCTTCGTGGCATATTGGATAACGCTGCTTTGACAAACAACCCAGCCGTACAAATACTCGATGGTCAGGTTGCCGTAGAGGATTTACTTAACAACGAGATAGGACGGGTGGTCAGAGTTAAGTCGCCAAATGCGATTACAGAAATGGCTGTTCCATTTACAGCGGCTCAGACATTGCCAGCCCTACAGTATTTTGACCAGCTAGTAGATAATAAAACTGGCGTCAGCAAAATGGCTCAAGGTTTAGATCCAGAGGTTCTCAAAAGCGCTACAGCTACCAGCGTTGCAGCATCTATGGAAGGACAGGCTGGGCAAGCGGAAGTTATTGCCAGAAACTTAGCTGAAGGTGGCATGAAACGTCTATTTAAGATGATGCTGGATCTTTACGTCAAAAATACTGACAAAGAAGAAATTATGCGTATGAATGGTTCGTTTATCCCCGTAGACCCACGTGCTTGGACCACAGACATGGATTTGATAGTTAATGTAGGTCTGGGTACTGGAAGAGAAAACGAACGTCTAGCGTCGCTTCAGATGGCTTTTGGAGTACAACAGCAAATTTATCAAACATATGGCCCGATGAACGGAGTGGTTACGCTGACTCAAATTCGAAACACATTAGCAGATATTTTAGCTATTGGTGGAATTAGAAATCCAGACAGACACTTCATGCCAATGTCGCCAGAAATTGAGCAACAAATGATGATGCAAGCGCAACAACAGCAAATGATGATGGCTCAGCAAAATCAACAGGCAGATCCAGCGCAAGCATTGATGCAAGCTGAAGCGATGAAAGCTCAAACAAAAGCTCAGATTGACATGGCAAAGATGTCTATGGATAATCAGTACAAAATGCATGAGCTTGGCATGAAGGATGATCTAGAGCGAGATAAGATGGTGCAAGATTTGGCTATCGAGGTTGCAAAGGTTCTTGGTCAGTATGGAACGGCTGTTGACGTGCAAGGAATTAAACAAGAGCAAGATGCTGAAAGGCAGCATAACGAAGCTATGAAAAATATGGGTATGAATGGATCTAGCAGCTATTGAATTAAAGGCTAAAAAATCCAAATCTTTATTAGAAGATGAACGATTTATAGAAGTCTTACAGGATTTGCGTAAAACTCAATTTGAAGTTTTCGCAAGTAGCAGCGCCTCAGAGGTGGATAAACGTGAGGATGCTCACGCCATACTTAGGGCATTAACTGAAATTGAGAGATTACTAAACGCGAATGTAGACGCTGTAACTCTCTTAGCAAAGAAGGGAAAGCACCGTGGAAACGACTAACCCATTAGGGGCAAATTTGATGGATGTTGCCGACAACCTAATTGTGGAAAATCCATCTAATCCAGAACCAAAGGCAAAGGAACCTGTTGAGGCAACTGAGGACACTCAGACTGAAGCAGTAGAGGATGCCGATGTAGTAGAGGATGTCGATGATACATCAGACATCGATGAGGAAGTTGTAGAAACTGAAGAAGCTGGTGTTGAGGATGTTGAGGAAGAAGAGCCAACAGTTGATCCAGAGCCTTATTACACTGTCAAAGTTGATGGTGAGGAAAGAGAGGTAACCTTGGAAGAGCTGAAAAGGGGCTACTCAGGACAAAAGTACATCCAAAAGGGTATGACTGAAGTTGCAGAAACTCGCAAACAATTCGAGCAAGAGCAACAAGAGACTGCCCGTGAACGTCAATTGCTGAAAACTTTAATTACCCAAATGCAGCAAGGTGGTATGCCCGTTGTGCCAGAATATCCAAGTGAGGAACTTTTTAAAAGTGACCCTTTCATGCATCAACGTAAGGCAGAAGAGTATCGCCGCGCCGTAGATTTACGTCAGCAATGGGAACAAAACGTAAAGTATATTGCTCAACGAGAACAAGAAGAGCAAGATCGTGCATACGCAGAAAATCTAGAACAGCAACATTTAAGGTTAGCTGAATGGATGCCTGAGTTTAAGGACGAGACTAAGCGTAAGGATCTCATTGCGGATATGACCAAGAAAGCGAAACAGTATTATGATTTGACAGACGAACAGATCAGTACAGTACAAACCGCTGAAGAGGTTCGTATCCTTAATGACGCTCTGAAATGGCGACATCTACAGTCTACCAAACCAGAGGCTAAGAAAAAAGCTGAAGGGGCGAGGCCAGTTGTTAAGCCAGCGGCTAAACGAGCGGCAGGATCTGCAAAGGCAAATAAAAGAACTAAAGCAACGACGGCAATGAAACAATCAGGTAGTATCGATGATGCTGCAAACTGGTTATTATCTTAATCTTTTGTCAAAAGGACTAAAATCATGGCTGTAACAGCTAACACACAAGAGACATATGATGTCACAACAATTCGTGAGGATTTGCAAGAAGCATTAACCTCAATAACTCCAACAGAAACTTTGCTGATGAGTACAATCGGCTCTAAGAACGTAGACAATACGTTTTACGAGTGGGCAGAAGTAGATCTGGCGGCAACTAGTGCAAACAGGGCTATAGAGGGCGATTCGGGATTGTCCAATACGGCTGCCACAAATGCCGTGAGAAAAGGGGCATATACTCAGATCTCAACCAAGGTCACAGAGGTATCCTCGACAGCTAATCAGGTAAATGGCGTTGCAAATGCTCAGACAACCGCTAAGCAGGTCGCCTATAAGCTTGCCGAGCTCAAGAGGGACATGGAAGCCATGTTGCTTGATAACGTAGCCAACGACGCTGGTAGCAGCGGTAACGCACGTTCTACGGCTGGTTTACCAGCATATCTGACCACAAACGTATCACGTGGTACAGGTGGTGCTAACGGTACAACTTCTGGTACTGGTGAAGCTGGTTTTGTCAATGCTGCGGCTACTGACGGCACACTTCGCCCTATAACGGAAGCGCTTCTCAAATCGGTCATAAAATCGTGCTGGGAGCAAGGTGCTGATCCGTCAATCGTGATGTGTGGTGCGGCTCAGAAGCAAACTATTTCTGGGTTCACTGGTAACGCTACAAAGTTTCAAGACGTAGATGCTAAAAAATTAACCGCTGCGGTAGATATTTATATTTCTGATTTTTCTACCGTACAAGTGGTTCCAAATAGGCACATGCGTAAGCGTACAGTGTCCAGCGTGGTGCACACACCAGACGTGCTAGTGCTTGATCCAAACTTTGCAGAGGTTGCTTACCTACAGACTGCTAAGCAAGAGCCGTTGGCGAAGACAGGGCTGTCAGAGCGCCGATTAATCTCATGTGAATATGGCTTACAGGTAACTTCGCAAAAAGCCCATGGGATCGTGGCAGACATCCAAAACTAATTGAAAAAAGGTGGGGCAGAAATGCCCCATCACCTAACAGGAGATAGAGATGAAAATTAAAATAACCTCAGATAAAAACCCTTGGGCGGCTGGTTCGCCTTGTGCCAAAGGTCAAGAGATTGAAATAGATGATGCTGAAGGTGCAATCTTGGTAGAAGCTGGAATGGCATTAGAAATCGGCGCATCAAAACCTAAAAGAGCTAGAACAGCAAAAGGTAAACTTAAAGCTGATGATCCTAGCACCCCAGATGTAAACGAAGCTTGGGAAGACGGAAAAGGCCCTGCTAAAAAAACAAAAAAGAAAACTAAAAAATGAGCGTTCAAACAAAATATTTTGACGAAGATGGTAAAATTATAATTAACCGTAGTCAGGATGTTCAGCGCATTTTAGATTGGAATAAAGAGCGCAACATAGAAGGTCACAACAGAAAATCTGACATGAGACATGTTGGATCTGTTCCGTTTGTTGTGATTGAAATGTGGATGAAGGAATGTGGTGCTAAATTAGGTAGCCAAGAGTTTAATGAATACGTCAAGAAAAAACTTACTTCTGGTGAGTTTAGCAAGCTCATAGCTCACGGATACTGATGGAACTGCCCAAGGTAAATATCGCTCTGGCTGGTAGCGCAGTAATAGCAATCTGTAGTACCTTGGGGGGTGGCGTCTGGTATATGAGCCAGCAAGCCTCAGTAATTGAAGCATTGCAATCAGATTTGGAAAAGTTAACTGTAGAAAACTCAGCCGTAGACCGCACCAATTTGATCAGGGATGTTCAAGAAAATGCTGAAAAAATAACTGACATAATTGATTATATTTCCATAGTTGAAGAAGAAGGTGGAGAAACTATAGACGAAATATATGAAGAGATAGACACATTGCATGAAGAGACTGCTTCTATGGCTCAACATATGATGGCTATAATTAAGCTGCAAGCAAGAGTTGCAGTCTTAGAAAAGACAGTAGAGTTTACCCGTAACGACGGGATGTAGATATGGACCCTCTAACAATAATGGGGATTGTAAAATCCTCTTTAATGGCTGGCAAAACCGTTGCAAGTCTGTCTAAAGAAATTGGGCAGTTTTTTGACGCAACCGACAACGCCAAAAAGAAATTACAAAAAAAAGGTATTACTACTAAAGACGCACGATCTGAGGCATATGCAAGGTGGGAATCAGAGTTAAAAGCTGCCCAAGCTGAAGAGGAATTAAAACAGTGGATTTGTGATCCAAGAAATGGACTAGGACCATCACACTGGAAAACTTTGTTGAAGATCCGAAGGGAAGTTTTAGCAGAAAAACGCGAAGCAGAGCGTCTAGCAAGGCGTGAGGCGCAGGAAAGGGCTGACTTGGCACTTACAGTCGCGTCAATCGTTTTGCTTCTCACGGCCTCTGCGATTGGCAGTACGGCCTATTTGCACCACATGGGCTGGCTAAACATATGGGATTACTGGCCGTGGTAGTTTATGTTTTAGTTTTTATTCAATTTGTGAATACAGATAATTTAAGGTTCTATCAAATAGCAACCTTTCCCGAAATGAGCCAATGCCAAGAAGAAAAAAAGAGAGCAAGCGTAATGAAAAATCACTCCAGTCAGGAACTTTTGTGTTTGGAGATAACAACCCAGTTGCCGTAGAGCGTGGCAAAAAATGGGCTGTTTACGATAAAAATGGTAAATTAATTATATTAGGTTATAATAGGCGCATATGTCAGGAGTATGCAGATGACAGAGTTCGAGAAGCTGGACACCGATAAAAATGGCTCTTTAGATAAAGATGAATTTAGAGCTTTAGAGATCGAAGATAAAAAACTTATCATGTACGACAACGATGCTAAACGCAATCTGGAGAGAAAACTAGTAACAATGTCAGCGTTTGGTTTAATTTTGTATCCTTTAGTAATTATATTGGCTTCATGGTTAGGATTAGATCAGGCAGCAAGTTTAGTTACAGACGTTGCAAGCGTGTTTGTTGTGGCTAGTAGCGGTATTATTGTCGGATATATGGGTGTAAATGCAATCAGGGAGAAAAATCAATGATACAAGGTTTAATCGGCCCTATAGCTTCACTCGCAGGATCTTGGCTCGATGCAAAGACAACAAAGCAAGCAGCCGAGGCTAAGTTAAAACTTACAGAGGCAGAAGCTCGTAGTAAAATTTTACTCTCGGAAAAGACCTCAGTCGCTGACTGGGAGAGGATTATGGCGCAGGGTACTACAAACTCCTATAAAGACGAGTATTTAGTAATTTTGTTTAGCATACCATTAATTTTGAGCTTCTGTGGCGAATGGGGTCGTGTGACTGTCGCAGAGGGCTTTGTAGCGCTCCAAGCCATGCCAGAGTGGTATCAATACACTTTAGGCGTTATCGTAGCCAGTAGCTTCGCTGTGCGTTCTGCTACTAAATTTTTTAAGAGGTAAATATGAGAGATATTGATGAAATAATTATACACGCAACTGCAACCAATCCGAGTTGGATGGCAGATAGACCTGTCGAGGATGTAGTCACAGAGATCCGTAGATGGCACGTAGAGGAACGAAAGTGGTCTGATATAGGTTACCATGCTGTAATTCACAGAGATGGCTCAGTGGGCTTTGGACGGCCTGTGGAGCGATCTGGCGCTCATGTGGGTGGTAGAAACAAGACAACAATCGGAGTCAGCTTAGTCGGTGGTCGAGGTGGCGTTGCTGATGGAGAGTTCTCTGATAACTTTACTCCAGAGCAAGAAGCTGCACTTAGAAAGCTCATCGATGATTATAAAAATCAGTTTCCTAGCATCAAAGCAGTGACAGGTCATAATGAGTATGCGTCAAAAGCCTGCCCCTGCTTTTCTGTTCGTGCTTGGCTTTAGTGTAGCAACAATATTTTATTAACGATCTTTCGATCAATTTCACACTGGTCGATAGCTTCTTGCAACATTGTACAAAATGCTTTCGGGTCAGCGATAATATGATTTTTGTCGAAGTCGTGAGTAAAATGTTTCTCTACAAATGCTATTGATTGTTTTTTTTGTTTAATCAGACCGTCTACATAATCGTTAAAAAACTCTTTAAGTAACTCAATATCCTCTCTTTGAATTCTTCCACCAGTAAAACGTCTGAAAGGTTTTATTATATCGTGATCAGTTTCAACTGATACCCAAGTATCCCAAGATTGTCTAAAGGCTTTGTTTACTGTCTTCTCAAGCGAATAGAAAATGTTAGTTCTAGGTATAATTTTTTGATCTGGACTTGATTCATATAGATGATTTTTCATTTTCTTTTTCCGTTAGTTTTTAATGTATAATTTATTTATAACATATGATTCGTTAAATTTGCCTAGTTGCGTCAAAAAAAATCATAAGTAATTGATCTGTAAATAAACTTTACCAAGGTCTAAGTTTGGGTCTAACTAATCTGGAGATGACATCACTAACGTCACAATGACCCTCATGTGCGTTTATCTGATCGTAAAGTGTACCGTTATTTAAGAGTACGCTCCAACAATCTTCCTCACTGGAAAACCAAATGCTGACATACATTTCATATTCTAAAACAGTGTAGCCAAGCGTCAAAAGCGTCATGTAATCCATCAGACTTGATTCCTGCTATATTCAAGTCCTTTTACTCTTTTGTTTTTGCTTGGTATTAAATCAACTCTCTCTCGCGGTAACTTATAACGGTAGATTGTATCTTGGACTGTCGAAAGCTGTAAATCTAAAATGTCAGCTATTTGAATAGGTTTTAATTTGTGACGGATCATCTTGTTAATCATTCTAACGCGAGGAGTGGCTTGTATAGTGTCTTTTCGTCTGTGTTTGTTTGCTTCTTCTTTGTTTTTTTGACTTGCTATTGAGGAGTCCAGTA